ACCGATTTCATACCCTTTATTAAAGGCTCCCATTCGGTCTCCAAGTTCAAGATAATTTAGTTGTGGAGTGTCAAGGTGCGGAGTTTCTAAACTAGCTTTGTGTTGTTTCAGACCATCTGCCAAGTGCAGACCTTCAAAGGTTTTTTTGACTGGTTTCTGCATACTATCAATTGCACCAGCGATATTTCCAGCGAAATTACTTCTGGTTAGTGAGACTGAACCAACTGCTTTGACGTTCAACCCAAGACCATTTAAGAACCCTATCATCTTGTTAAATCCGCCAAGAACAGAGTTAATCATACCCTCAACTGCACCAATAACACTATTGACCATATTATCTACGAAACCTGCAATAGCGACAGCCATATCACGGCCGCCTTGAGCGATATCATACCAAGCGCTTTGAACTTGGAAAGACATCTCGTTCCATAAGTTAACAGCACCAGTAACAAACCAGTCGATAAAGTCTAAAATACCTATCAAAATAGTTAAGATAGCCTGATAGAGAAACATCCAGAATGCTATTGCGGTATTCACATACCAAAAAACACCCTGCAACATCATATTAATCACCCAGATAGCTGCATTGGCAATACTAAGAAGTATATTCCAAATGGTCATTCCTAGGTAAAATATAGCCCCTATGATGATTCCTGTAGCTGATACAGCTGCACCAGTAAGGTTGTTAAACCATGCGACTAAGGCATAGAAGAGACCAATCAGAATGATGACCGCCATGACAATCAACATGATTGGATTCATTGCCATAACTGCATTAAAACCAGCCATTGCAGCTTTCGCAGTGTTTGTAACGATACTAAATAGATTAGTCGCTATACTTGCTGCGTTCATGGCGACTATATAAGTACCTATAGCGAATGCCACAGCAATAATAATCGGTTGGATAACAGACCAGTTGTCAATGACAAATTGAGCAATCGGCGCCAACATACTCAAAACAGCCCCAATCATATCCATGGCAAAGATAACCGCTTGAACGACATATTGAAGTACCGTGGCTACAATCTGGGCAAATTGTTGGAAAGCTGACGAGTTCACTATCTGATTTATCTTAATCGATATTGGTTCAAGCGCCTTGGTCACAAAGTTCAGGAAGTTCTGCCATGCCCTGCCCCAAGTTAGGGGCATGTTGCGAAACTGTTTGTCAATCGTATCACTTGCTTCCAACATGGCAGTTTTGACAATGTCGGCCGTAATCTTTCCGTCTGCTCCAAGTTTTTTTACCTCGCCACGGCTAACGCCTAGCTTATTGGCAATAGCTTGAATTAAGGCTGGTGAAGTTTCAGCTAGAGAACGCAACTCATCACCCTGCAACTTACCACTAGCCATAGCCTGAGTAAGCTGAAGCATGGCGTTTTTTTGATCTTCGATGCTTGCCCCACCTACTACAAAAGATTTGTTCATGGTTTCCAAAAAGGCAATTGTTTCGCCGTTGTTTTGGAAAACATCGCCAGCTTGCATCCTCATCTTAGCGACACCGTTTGCCATGGTTGTATAGGCCGATCCTGTACGTTGTGCGGATGTATAGATAGACTTTTGAAGTTCCTCTGTCGTCTGCGTACCGTCACGAATCATATCTAAACGAGCGTGCATATTGGCATACTCGTCTGACATATTTATAGCTTGTTTGGCAGTTTTAACGGCTGCAATACTAGCTAAAGCAGTCTTCAATAGACCTTTCAAAGATCCTAACTTACTTAATTTGTTAGAAGCATGATTCGAAGCATTCCCTAAATCTCTTAGAGCCAGTTCTTCTTTTTTTAGTCCTGCAGCAGCTAGAGTTGAACTGCTTATAAATCTACCGTTAATATCAATGACTCGCCCGGCTTTATTTACAAAATATTGACCAGAATCACCAGCTTTTTTCATAGCGGATTCTTGGGCCTTCATGGCTTTGTCTAAGCCAGATCCTGCGTTTTTAACACGCTCCATGGTCGCATAGATTTTATTTAAAGTGCCTGTGACTCTATCGGTCAAAGACATGGTTGTTTGTATATTTGCCAATAGAATCACCTCACTTCTTCATTGCTTTTTTACGTTGTAGCCCCTCTTCATGCATGACTGCAGCGAAAAAGGCTTTCTCTTCTACATCCATATTCACAAATTCACTAGGGCGAATGTAATAGTTTACGAGGGCGAAGTAGGCAAGGTTTGCCTCTGCGTCCTCTTTTATTAGTTTTTTGCCTCGTCAACCTTGTCTTGGAATGTTTGGTTGATACCGCTGAGTTCGGTCACAGCTTCCAAAATCAAGGCGCTTTCGCCCCAATTGAACATGGTACCGAATAACTCAGAAGCTCCCATTGTTCCATAAGAATCTTGCAATTCTTTATCGTTAAGGTCAGGAACCACGATAGACGCAATACAAATTTCACGGTTATATTTAACACCGTCAAAGACACGCTCTTGACGTCCGTTACGACCAGGCTTATTGACAAAGCAACGGTCATTGATTAAGTCCGCTTCACGAGCGCTCAACACTCGAATTTTAACTGGTTCCTCAAAAGAAGGAAGCAAGACATCCTTAGTCTCTTCCCCTTTTTTATTTTGTTTTAAAAACGCTTGTAATCCACTCACCACTATTCCCTCCTTGTGTTAGTATTTAATTTCTTGGAATTCTGATAGAATATCAAAATCTTGGAATGTGAAGTCTGTTTCTTCGTCAATAACCTCATCCGCTGATCCATCTAGTTTAAAGATAAGTGATTCTTTGAACAGAACCCCTTTCAAAACGATAGTATAGCGACCTGCGCGAGATGAACGGTCTTCGTTAGTACACTTGATATCGATACGAGGCAAAATACCTTGCTTGACATAGTTTAAAGCCATCGCCTTTAATTCCGGGCGGTGGTAGTACATCTTCAATGAACCTGTACCTTCTGCACCGACAATCTTACCACCCTTCATACGAGAGTTGAGAGGGGTAACATCAGCTTTTGTGTATTCAATTTTTGCTTCTAGAGAGATAAGCTCTGCTAGTTCGTACTGCTTGTCATTGATTGTAAAGAAGACCGTTCCTTCTTTAGCAGACAAAGCATCTAATTGACTCATAATAGCCATTAGCTAGTTTCTCCTTTCTTAATCACAGATAACCGTCATGTACAAGATTTCCATAGCGTCCGTCAAGACAACTGGCAAGTTAACCACAACGGATTCTTTGGTAATACCTTGTGAAATTTCAATATCTTTCGCTTTATACTCCAAAGCCTGCTTTTGAGCAAGCGGGTCAAGAACCATTGTGATGATTCGTTGTTTAAACAACTCACGACCATTCACGTTGTTTGGCACTTTACCGATGAAGTAGTTCTCAAAGATATACTTGACATTGGTGTTGATATTATCCATGGTGCGGACCAGTTTGTTCTTACCAAAGATACGGCTGTGTTCTGCCGTATAGCTAGTAAATGAGTTCACATCTGACAGGATAATAACTTTTTCATTTCGATAAGCAAAGATAAGCTGACCTTTATTGATGAGCTTTTCAGCCTCTGCTTCGTTCTTACGCTCACAGTCGATAGCGCCTGGATAAGACTTGAATGTATTAGATTGCAAGCCAGCCCCTGCATACTTACCAGCTACGAAGTATACACAGTCCTTAGCGCTTAGTTTCGTACCATCACTTAATGTAACTCCGTTACCCACTGATACAACACCTTCATCGTCAGCGTCCGTGTAATCATTCAAGACTGCAATGACTAAACGACCAGCGTCACGCCACTTCTTGATATGAGCCGTAACAAGTGCTTTTGTTGCGCTTTCATCTGTACCCAAAGCCAAGACACGGAAGTCTTGTGTATCGAGTTTATTTAGAAAATCTTCAACCTCTGAATTGGTTGTAGCTCCATCGGTACCACCTTCAAGCAAGATTGTTTTATCTTCCGTTGTTAAAGTACCAGTCACATTCACATAGTCATTCTTAAATGGCAAAGCTGTGATGATCTGTTTATCAACTTCTTTTCCAAAGAAAACAGTAGTCACTTCAAAGCCAGTCTCGACTTGTTTCTTGAAGATAACATGGATATTATTACCAGCTAATCCTTTGTATTTAGCTGTAACGACCATATCGTTTTCAGTTTTCGTTGCCTGCACCCCAGTGCTGTTCACACCGTTGTAGACAAGAACCTTACCAGTTCCTTTCAAGGCTTCACGAATCGGAAGAAGTTCATCAATCGGTTTACCAAATAGTCGACGGAAGTTGCTTGTGCCGTCAACAAGGGTAAAAGCACCAGGCTCTCCCCAAGATCCAGCAATCATGACTGCTGCAATCGTATTGTCTTCCAAAGGAGTAATCACATCATCTCTTGATTCGAAATTGATGTAGGCCTTTGGAACTCGTTTATTCTGTACTGTCCATTGTGCCATTAGTTAGCCACACCCTTTCTCCAGTCTTCTAAAATGCGTCTTACTTCTGCTAGTGAGTATGACTGATCATCTTCCAGCAAAACGTTTAACAAAGTTGCATCATCTTCAAAATACTTGAGTAATGCCTCTTTACCAAATTTATCTTCAGTGGTTGTCACCACTGGTTCGGCTACATAACCTACTTCTTCATTCATTTCCATGAGAAGTTTCACCTATCCTTTCTAATATTTGCATTGTCGGTTCTTCTTCAACCCATCGTACGTATCGAGTGATTGTAAATGTGCAGATCAAGTCATTGGAATTGTATTCCACCTTCAAATCATTGATAGGGTACTTATCCCCCAAATAACGAAAAGAAGGCGAATTAAACACCATTTCAATCTCTTCAAACTTTTGATATAAGTCTGTTGTTTTTTCGGTGTAGTAATGCAGCAAGACAATAAAAACCTGCTTATCGTTTTGGTTGGCCAACCGCTGCCGAGTCACAGGCTTCACATCTACAATAAAACAAGGTGTTTTCAATCCTTGCTGGATTTGTTCATCATACACCTTGCACCCAAACACATCTTTGAGTTGCTTGATGACGAGTGGTCTAATACTATAATCCACCTAGCTCCTCCTTTAGCCTCTCTTCGATTTGTTGCGTGATTTGTGGGATTTTCTGTTTAATCTGTTCTTCTGTCAGCCTCATCATAAAGCGCCCTTCTACCCAAGGATTGACCAAACGCTTACCAATTGCAGGGACATAACGCCCTACTTGTTGACGGTGTCCACTTTCGACGAAAGAAGCATACTCCATAGGGTTAAATGCGATAACCTCGTACACGTTTCCGTTTTTGGTCACTTCTATCTTCCACGATTGATTTAACTTACCTGTTAGGCCCTTTGGTGTCCGTTCCTTAACCTCTTTCAAAAAGGCTAGGCCGATATCTTTAGCAGCCTGCATAAACTCAGAATCAATAATTGCCTGAGCTCGTTCAAGCCGTTTCAAGAACTCTTGAACATCACTATCATCATAGCCACTCATGTCGTCTTACCACAATTTCTTGATGTGTGACATAGACCATCGGGTCTTCACTGGTCAGGTACTTGATACCATCCACAATCAATTTACTACCAGCTTTGATAGTAAATTTAGGAGAACAGAAAATCTTGTGTTCTGTCTTGAGTTGGTGCGCTTCGTCCTGCTCAGTATTCACTAAGTTACGAACAGAGACACGGCAGGGAACTTTCTTGTAGATTTCTTTGAACTCTACAAAGTCAGCTCCGTTTGGTTTCGCACCCTCGACAGTAGCAAACACATCCATCTTTTTATCATAGGTCCATTCAATACTTGGTTTTGCCTGAGATAAGACATCATTGATATTCATCCTACCACCTCAACTTTCTGAACCGCTGTAGTTGACTTGTAAAGTCCAACAAGACACTTTCAGCACGTCTGGCAAGGTCTGACTTCCCCAATTCGACACGAGTATCTCCAACAGAAATATTCTTGCCTTGGACAGCTTGGTCAGGATTACAAACAACATAAACCATCTGGATAGCCACAAATCTCAATTCTAAAGGAAAATCCTCACGATTACAGTAGTTAAGAATGTTCTGCATGACTTCATCGACCACTAAATCTCCTGGATAGCCTGTATAACGTTGTTCGTACAAGTCAATCAAGGCTTGTCTAGCATCTTCGTTATGCTTTTGGATTTCTTCCGATGTTCTCTTCTCCATCAGCAGAACCTCTCTTTCTACTTATCGTCTTTAGCCAATTTCTTAGCTAATTTGTCAAGCTCTGCTAGAGCCTTATCACGTTCAGCAAGAGCTTGGTCACGTTCAGCAACTACTGCTCTGTACTCTTGAATAGTGTAAGTCCGTCCGCCTGTAGCTGCTTCTACCACTACATACTCACCGTCCTTAATTTCTACAACATCGTAACCATTTTCCAGGAAGGTTACTTTTTCCAACTCGTCAATGTTGAGGACACGGTTATCCTTTTTTACTGTTAACATTTTCTATCCTCCTTCTTTAAGGTGCGACGACAAATGCTAGGCCTTCGTGCTTAGTCTTGAATAGCAATACATCATCGTAAGATTGTTCGTAGTACAAGTAGTTACCGCTTGAAGAAGCACTTGGTGCGTCAAGTCCTACAAATTCATATTTTTGTGGTGCTGCCATACATGGAATATGAATCAAGAAGAAATGGATTTGTTTAGCAGTTGGGTCAACCTTAGCGCCATTTGTGAAGTTGTACACGGTCTTCATGCGATCAGATGGAATAGATGGTTCAATCGTCACATCGTCTAAACGACCAATAGAACGGTCAATAACTGTACCTTGACCGTGGATATTGACTGTACGACCAAATTGCTTGATGTTCTTGATCATGCGTTTAACTGCTGGTGTACAGAAAATAACACGACCTTCTGCTGGTACTCCAGCTTCATCCATTTGTTCCATCAACTCATCGAATGTTGCGAGGAAGTTTTCCTCAGTCAAATTCAATGACTTAATTTGTTTACTTTCTGTATCAAGTTCTTTTTTACGAGAGAACAATTTAGATACCATAAATTTATCCATTTCTGGAACTTTTTCAGTATCGTTGAATGTTTTGGTAATGTTAGCAATGGAAGTAACATAGTTAGTTTCATCAACATCTGATGGGTCTACTAGTGTTGACCAATAACGCTCATTAGTCAATGTGTATGTTTCCCATTGGTTTTCATAGTTAGCGTCAATGTTCGTAATCGTGCGACGTGTACGATCTTTACGTCCTTCTTTAATCAAAAGACGTGGTACTTTTACTTCTTTAGCCCCTGTGAACTTCAAAAGTGTGTTCGATGGAGAATTCCATAGTTTTTGAGTGAATAACAGTCCGTTTTCACTATAACGATTTTGCAAACCTTGTTGGTAAGCCTGTGCATAGTTCAATGTTGCTGGCATATCTGTTCCTCTTTTCTATTTT